GATGGTAGTAACACATCCCACTTATATCTGTTATTAGTTGTTTAAAGTTTACCATTCTAAAAGGAAATATAAATTTTTATTAATTGATCTTTATCGAGAATATTGAGACATCATTTCTTTTTGTCTCTTTTCAATCTCTTTATCTTTGGCAATAAGGTAGACCATTTGATTGAGAGCTTCCACCAAGGTTTTTTCAAGGATGAAATCGTGTTTCGTAATATCGTCATTTGATAGTCTGTTGATAATTGTGTACCATCCAAATCTTTCTTCAAAAGAAGGGGCCCCATCTCTCTGATAATCTTTCTGTTTTTCCACACCATCTTCATCTGACTCCATAGGCTCATCGTCAAAGATGGATGGGTAGTTGTTGACGATATCCTTGCGGACTTGGTAAAAAAAAACTGAGCTCCTAAAATAACTCCCGCATCTAATTTCTTTTTGAAGAGTAGGGATCGTTCATCTAATCCATCCACCGTATACTTCTCAATATCAAAATCGTGGAATGATCTCTCATTGGTTATGGGTCGATAGTACATCGCCGCAAGTACGTGGAGGTAATCCAATAATTCTTCATAGGGTTTTGATGCGAGGGTATCAATATCCACATACTCCGCAAAAGACAATCCCTTTTTCCAATTGGGTAAGAATCCGTAGTGTACCCCATCGATCTCAAACCTATCCACAAAGTCGGCATTAGTTCGTGGAACCAAACCCATCACATAGTTTGATAGGAATCCAACATAGACATAATCTGCCTCCAATAATTGTTCGATAGGACAACCCGTCACAAGATGAACCAACTTTGCTTGAAAGTAGTCCTCTGATAGGATATCTTTTATTTTGAAAATTTTAACGTAAGTTTCAATATTAATAAATTCAGGTAGTGTATATATTTTACCTTCTACTTCGAATGTTAAGTCACTCATATTATCTAATTATACTAATTCCATAACGTCCTGTTGCTTTAACGTTATTTTTTATTTCAAAGAACATTCTCATCATCAATGCATCAGCAATGTCAGGAGAACGTCCTAATAGTTTTTTCATTTCATCTTTTGAAGTTATTTGGACCTTTGTGTCTTGATCTAACTTCTTATACTTTATTGTAAGTAATTCTTGTGTAAGTGTATCTACTAATTCAGGGTTTAATACATTAATTGATAACTCCCCCGATTTGAATACATCAGATAATTTAACATAAGATTGTGTCTTTAGATTGGCAAAGTTTTGATCATATAATGCCTTAGAGTTGTTCATAAAGTTTTTACCTCTGATCTGATCGGCCACTCCACCCCCAACACCATCTGAATCCACAATCACGTTACCAGGGTGTATGCCGTGGATTCTCATCAATTCTTTTATCTCATTGGATACCTGAGTAGTGTCTAACTTTTTAAAGACCTTAACGTCCATTAAACAAAGACCAACCCAAATACAGATTACTGTAGAATCTTGTCCGAATCGGGCAACGTCCACACTCATATACTTTTGATCGTTTGGATTCACATCGTTTCTAAAAATTGATGATGTAATTGAATCATAATCAAATACATTATCCTCATCTTCGTTAAAGGTCCATGATCCTTCCAATAAACGTTTCTGTTGTATTTCGGGGAGAGTTCTTAAGTTGTCAATGTAATCTTTGGAAACGTGTGGGTTATCCGTAATCAATGATTGAACGAATACTTTATTTTTAGGTAATTCGTCTTTTATCCACGGATCGTAGAAATCTGTTTTTAAGAAGTTAGTACCAGGGTTACAGGTGAGAAGAACCTTGGGACGAATATTATATTCTGATAACTTAAACCTTATACGAGATTTAACCACAGAATACGCAATCCTCGTTAACTGTTGAGACTCATCTAAAAATGCACCACTAATCTCAAGTGAACCCAATCGGTCGTATTGACTGTCACTTGGAATCCAATCTAAATCTTTTAGAATTATCTCAGACCCATTATAAAGAGTTATAACGTTGTTTTGTTGATTATAAGTGTAGTGTTCCCCCGCTCTTAATTTCATCATTGAGAAGACCTCTAAAATCGTTTTGAGGGTCGTTAACTTCAATGTCTGAAGAACTGTTCTACCAACTAACCATCTCGTACCCGGATATTGTATACAGTTGGTAATAATCCACAAAGAACCTAACCAAGTCTTACCCCCCGCAACACCACCACCAAAACATATATCTGTTGTAGAATTATCAGTTAGATATTCCCAACATCGTGTTTGTGTTTTACTTAACCTAACATCAACGTTAACTGATTCTTGTTCTTTACCCATTACCGAAGTTTTTATCGCAATTCAAGATATTTTTTTTACTTGTCCAAAATTATTTGAAGGTTAATCGGCTGACCTGAACTCGTAATATCGACCTTAGAAGTTGCCTCCAATCCAAATAGTTTAGTGAGTGAATCTAATACCTCTTTTTCTACTCTTGTATTATTTCGTTCCTTAACCCTTTTTAGGAGGTCAAAGTACCTTTCTATCTGAGAAGACAATAACTCTTCTCTCTCGTCCTCAAAACGTAGTTTAAGACGATCTTTAGCATCCTTCCATAACGCGTCTGCGGCTCTTACAGTAATTTTGAATTCTTTGGAAGCCGCATTACGAAATTCGATACTATTCATCCTTTCATATAACATCATCTCGAATACACGAACCATTCGTTCTTCGTATGATACTACATTTGTTTTTCTTCCTTTATTAGTTTCCATATACTATAAAATATAAACTATTTTAAATCGACATTGTAACGTTGTTTTGCGTGTATTCTAAACATTCTTCTCCACTTTGCTGACTGACAACCGAGACAACCTTGAATACTTAATTCAAATCCTGTTACATCTTTGAATATTCTCTTTGTGTATTCCGCAATGTTTGGATCTTTTAGTTTACTATTTTCCAACAAATATGCGTATACTTGTCTTAACTCCTCACCACTATAGAAGAAATCCTCCATAGGGTTGTATTCAGGGAGTTTAACGATCTTCTTCTTTTTACAAGTGACACAAGGTTTTGGTTCGTTTGTCTCTACTACCATCAATGGATCTTCAGTTACTTTCTTCTTACGAGTTCTTTTTGGTTTTGATAATGATTTTGCATACTCATTCATTTCATGAGTGTGAAGTTCTTCGGGTGTGTTAATTGTTTCCATTTTTTGAATTTTCTACATTTATTTTTATTTCATTTTTTATTTCTCTTATATATCTACCCACACTAGCCACCGGAATCCCTGTTTGTGTTGAAACCCTCTTTAATGATCCTAAAGTGAGGTATAGTTCAAATAGTCTTTTATTGAACCACGTTAGTTCAGCAAATTGTTCTTCCACCGATTTCAATAATTCTTCATATTCCTTTGCTTCAGTCTCCATATCGTCTGTGGTAGAATTTACCAAATGGGGAGATAATTCTGTATAATTGGATGATTCCTTCCTAACTCTATAGTGAAAGGGTGATGTCTTTGAATACCAATTAATTTTTAGAATTTTGATAATATAATATTTGATGGTATCATCCTCATAATTGTGTAGAACAATTTCATTCTTTTCGTATAGTTGAACCATTACTTCTTGTAATAAATCGTCACCCAATTCGTGATTATGGGTGATATTGTTTACAATGGTTTGTAGCTCCTTGTAATTATTGGCTATCCACTGATTTACGTGTTGATTCATCCAATAGTTTTTTGGTGTCATTGAGTAACCCGCATAATTCATAATTTTCTATTTTTTCATTATACTCAATGGTTGCATCTAAGACCCTGTGAAACAATTCTACTTTATTTAATTGTTCTGATGAGTTCTTGATGATAATGGTGTATATTGTTTCGAGTAACCCCACGCATACATCCAATCTATCTTCCATAGATAAATCGAAGTAGTTTTCGGGCATATCAATTTGCTGTTGAGTTAGTCTGATCATCCTTCAAATTTTTTATAATCCAATCTTCTGTTGAATGCCCTATACGTTGACAAGATTACCCAATTAATATTCTTCTTTGTACATTGATATATATCTACCAATTCTCTCGTTGAGATGCCCTCGATAAAAAAAAGAACTTGAATATCCCGTATAATATCCTCACTAAACATCTTTTCAGGATGATTGTAACCATAAGAAACTTTGGGGATTTTATTGGGGTTACCCTTAACGTATTTTCGTACCTTACTTTCATATCCCTTATAATTTTTATACTGAAGGTTTTTTCTTGAGTTGATATCAACCAACCATTCACCATCCCTATTACGAATTTTGTTATCAAACCATATATCCTTTTCTTGATTATGTTTCCATCCAATAGTTCTTAGGATATTATGTACAAGTTCTTTTTGTTCTTCACTATCCCACACCCCCGGCATTACCTTAACTTGACCTGGTGCATATAAGGGTACTTCTTCTCCCCAATACTTTTTTTCAGAAATCGTCTCTCTTGACTTCTTACCCATGTATGCCCGATAACACTCGCGACACATTTTAAGTGAGTATGCACCTCTTGTAATTTCTTTTTCGATTTCACATCCGCATTCCTTACATTCTAACCCCATAAGAATAAATATCTTTAAAAAAACCAAAAGACATATGGTCAAAAAATAAAACCCCCAATCCTGACACCACGGTGGAATGGGGGTTTAAAAGAAACCTACGAGGATTTGGGAAGGAGCTTAAATTTACCAGACCTCGTAGGAAAGAATCTAATTCTTTTTTTTAGTTTGGTTTACTGTAACTGGTACCTCTCGTTACCCTGTTACGACCATCCCTCAGATTCTATAAAAATATAAGGAAAAAAATTGAGTTAGTCAAATATTAAAATAAGACGATTTAAGACACGATCTCCGATGGTGCGGATACATTACCTATTGATAGTAAGATGGTTCAACACGCAAAGGATATTTGAGGTCATACGAGATTATCTCGACATCAAACAGGCGCAACTTCTTCTTCTTATCTAATTTGAGTGTAAATCTAATATTATCTCCAACATCCAATGTTAATGAACTTGGTACCGCCATTTGAAATGATGATACATTGCCCTCCAATTTAACGCAATAGTTAGTGTACTTCGTACCACTGATTGAAGTAAATCCTCTACCTTCTTTTTCAATTGAGGTGAGAATACCATTGTATGTTCGATTCACCAACATATATCTATATATATAATTATACCACTTTTGGTGCTCGTAATCTATATTTTACTGGTCCTTGAGTATTATGAACTAATACAAAAGTAATTGACTGCCCCACCTTTATCTTAATTTGAGATTTAAATGTTGCGTAATAATTGTCGCCATATCCCTTCAATTGAATTAAGTAGTTTGTTAATTCTTTGCCATCTTGTGCCTTCCATGTACTTTCTTGAGAGAAGGAATTTATTTTTCTTGTATATGAATTACCAACAACCATTGGTTGTTCTGTTGGAACTACGCCTGTTTGAGTAACGGTATCCAACCAAGATTCTAAATGTAATATTTTATTTTCCTGAGAAGAGATTGAATTACTAAGTTCATCAACCTTTTCTTTCATACTACGAACAAGTATAACATCAACTGCGTCAGGAAGCACCATCAATGTTCTTTTGATATTAGAAATATCCGTTTCGTGTTTTGTTATTATCTCGCGCATATCTTCGAATTCCCTTTGGCAATTATTGAACAATCTACCGTGAGCTTTCTCCATACGATCCATTCGTTGAAGTAAGGTAAACAATTCTGTTTGTTCTTGTGCTTCTTTCATTTGAATATATTTTAATTAAACAGTTCTGGTTTCATTTCTTTCAATTGAAGTATTGCCTCATACCTAACCAATTCTTCTTTTCTTTTTGGCATTCCTTTCTCTAATTGATTTTTCATATGTCGCACCGCACCCGCACCATAGGTGTTTATTTCCTTCAATAAATTTTCAATTCCCAATGCGCATATATTTGATTCTATTTGAATCTTAGAAGATTGTAAGGGATTATAAGGTATAGTAGGTTCCTCTCTGACACTACCCTGGTGACTCTCTGTCACTACCACTAGTGTCTCTGTGTCACTACCCCCTGTCCTCTGTGACACTACCTCGGTTTCAGGTAGTCTTCTATACCAAGCGGTGGCGTCATATGATTTCTTATTGAAATTACCTCGTTGTATTATATTATCTTCAACAAGTTCTTTCAATTTTCTTTTAACTGTTCTCAACGGAATACCAGTTTGTTCTACGATATTCTGACTACTTAAATGACCACTCCAATACTTTCCGTCGGATTGTTTATTACCATTAATTCTGTGGTACTCACACCAACCTTGAATCAATCCCAAGATAGCTGCCTTGTAGATGTCATATCTCCTAACATCATCAGGGTATAGTTTAATAAATGTTTTCTGCCCCATTTTACAAATTTATAAGATTAATTTGAATATTCCAAATATTATTGACCATTGATAATCTTGGCAATTTTAGAAGTTGAGATTCCCCACTTATCCCCAACCTTCTTGTAAGATCCCAATTCTTTATAGTCTTTAAGGATCTCATCACGATGTTGACGATCTCTGAGTGGTTTAACATCCAACTTACCAATACTCTCATCATAAACCACATACTCAAATTTACCATCTCTACGTGCGAGAACTTGATTGGTAACAACATACCAAACTGTTGAGGGTGAACACCCCCATTTTTCGGCAACCTTTGCTGTCGATCCCAATTCTTGATAATCTTTTGTAATCTCCTCTCGTTTTGTTCTGAAGTAATTTGTTTCCTTTCTGTGATACTTCTTTGTATTTTCAATTGGAGTAATCAATTGTAGATTGTTGATGTTATTGTTTGAAGGATCCCCATCAATGTGATCAATATGTAGATCTTCAGGAATCTCCCCCCGAAATGTCTCCCATACCAATCGATGGACATAATGTAACACTCCCTTTTGTTCAGGAGAAAATAATCGTACCTGAAGGTACTTCTTCTTTGATTGGGACGCCTTCTGTTGTTTCAACAAATACAGTCCTCTTTTAAAGTTCGAGTATACTTGACCATCTTCATTGATGAAGTACTTCTCAAAGTTGTTAATTTGTTTTAATTCTTTTTCCATAATGTTTTACTGTTTAAGTATAAATATACAAAAAAAAACCAAAAGTCTCAAATGGCGAAAAAAAAATTTGGTATACTGAAAAAATAATACTATATTTGAATCGTAACAATAAATTTGAAAATATGAATAATTTAAAAAATGACACCGCAACTGCCATAGCTCGGCAGTCAAGTTTGAAATTTGTGATTGAATACCTCAACATGATTGAGGTTCCATTACCATTACACGCAACTGTTGGTATAACAGAAGTGATTACTGAGTATGTGATTTTAGGTAGAACACCCGAAGTAAACGAAAGGTTACAGAAATTTGATAATTACATCAAAGAAGGTGTTGTCGATGATATTGTTGACAGACTTAAATTTGAATTGAAAAACGAGACGACATTGTAATTGCCATTTCATTCTTTGTCTCGGCCCCTCAATTTTTTTGGTTGAGGGGTTTTCTTTTTGAGAACTTTTGTATATTATTATATTAATATATATTCACAGGGGGGTAGGTCCTTTTTTCATTTTGAATTTATTGTTTTGTACACTTAAGACCACCCCCCTTCTTTATATACAAAAACCCCCTTTCTTTCGATTGGGGGTTTTTCCTTTTTGTCATCTCAACTTACTTACCTTTCCATTGGGAGTAACAAACTGCGTATCTCTGGTCTTGATCAGGGAACTCTTTGTTCATTGTAGGGTCACCCATACATCTACCAATGAATTCGTCCTCCGTTTCACCTGATGGTGTTGGAAGGACGAAATCCTCTTTTAAAGATAATTTAATTAATT